TAAGGCCGTCAATGCCTTCTGAAAAAGTAACATCGACGACCTCTACACGGGGTTCGTATTTCTCGACCGCTTCCCGGATCCCCGCCCGGAGCATTGCTTTCGCCACAGGAAGTGGCTTATGCACCGCAGCAGAGGAAATACCAAACTCCCGGTAAAGCGGCACAGTGCCCTGCCAAGTACTCAGAACAATAGCCACATTCTGCAACGCAGAGCGCACATAATCGGTTTCGTTCAGCTTCAGGGCACCGAGGTCTTTGGGGGAAATTTTATAACTCATACGCACCTCACGATCTCAGGTATTCCTGCAAGGTAACCGATGCGGTTACGCCAATGATATTGCCGGAGCCGTCTGTGTTCTGCAGCTTCGTATTTATCCCCGTGATCGTCCACCGGTACTTGCCAATGGTTTTATCACCGATCACTAACGGCAAGGTTCTGCCCTCACGCATATAGCTGTTCAGCTTATCGACCATCTGCATAGGGTTCACGCCGAGGAAGGCAGACAGAACCATATCAAAGGTGAATTTGTCCGGGTTATTGCCAACAAACTCCGTCAACGCATCCCCGGCGTGCCGCTGGTGCGTTGCATACTTGGCAGATCCGGACAACTTACCATTCGTGATCGTCTGCACGGTGTTGGAAGATACCTTGAAAGGGATGTCGCCTAAGCAACCTATACTCGCCATTCTAAATACCTCCAATCACAAAGCCGTCGCTGTTGAACACAGGCAGATACACGACAAGGACAGTATCGTTAATAGCAGGCATCCACGCCGCCACCGAAATTGGATGGGCGTGTCCGTCTGCGTTTTCGATAGAAGCTGTTGCGCTGTGGCTGTGCCCATCAGCTGATCCAACTGAAACAGATCCGGTGTGCGAATGACTACCGGCAGTTTGACTTGATACTGACGGTGCGTTCCTGAGCACGGGAAGCCAGTCAGATGTTAGACCGGTATGCTGGAATTTGACACGCACCTTATGTGCGCCGGTGTCAAGAGCAGTTACGGTGCCTACTTGAACAATGCGGCTCAGTTCGCTATCCATCAATATCCCTCCAATACTTTGCGTAATTTGATCTGCGTGGTGTAGGATCCGCTGATCGTGTGTTTTGCCTCGGAAATGATATACTTACCACTCCAACCGCCCCAGCCAACCAACTGCACCGTAATACCGGCTACAAGCGCCGGATTGCCCGGCATGGTGAATGTGGCGGTTTTTTGGTATTTGTTATGCATTCGCAGCATTTTTGCTGCAAGCGCATTTGCCTCGGAAACACTGGACACCTTCGCCTGGATCTCCAACTGTTGGTTGGTCTTTGAATCAGCTTTGTAATCCTCGACCTTTGCGATACCCTCAATCAGTTTCCCGGCGCTATTTGTCCAGCGCACCCGGCAAGATGTGTAGTGCTTATCCGCTTCGCTCGTGCCTACCTTCCACTTGGTATAGGACTTGTCGCCCTTCGTGATCGTTAAGGTAGTGGCTTTACTTTCGTAGGAAGCCTGGTCAAACAGAACAATGATATTGTTCGTTGCTTTCAGCGATAGCCCGGCAGAACTGCATAAGGTCTGCAAGAAAGCAATGTCGCTGGTAGCATACTGCTCGACACGCTTGTAAAACGGATCCTTTTCCGAAAGGTACATACAGCTCATGCCGTTGGCATTTGCCATTTCATTGGCGATACCGGATAGGTGGTAAGATTCCCATGCCTTGGTTTTCTTCGTCTGCCGGATCTGCGAGGTATAGGGCAACGCAGTTGCTTTGATCGTGATAACCGAGGGTGGGCCGGACGCATCCACACTATCCAGTTCAAATTGTCCACACTCCAAAAGGCTGTCCTTTCCGTCGCCGGCTGCATTCTGCAATGCGATCACGGCGCTTATACTCAGTCCAAGCCGTTCTACCGGCTGTTGTGAGGAAGATCCGGAATTGATAGCCGCCAGTAATGCCGCCCATGTTAACGGACCGCAGACGCCGTCTTGGGATAAACCACTTGCTGCTTGGAATGCCGTTACCGCAGATCTGGTTTCGCTTCCAAAATATCCATCGACACCAAACCGGGGCAAAGGATATCCGAGATCAACCAGGTACTGCTGCATAGTTTTGACATTCGTTCCGGAGCTGCCAAACCGAACGGTTGGCATCGAAGCGGAATTGGTAGCAACAGCTGTTAAGTAATCCGAGAACAGATACGCCGTTTTTCCGTTGTAGTTGAAGGTAGACCAGCCACCGGAGGATCCTGTGATCGACACAACCGTTCCGTAAGGCAATGTGCCATAACGGGAGTAGTTCGTTCCAGGACCTGACCGGACATTTAGGCCGCTTTTGGCATTGACCTTGTACGGAGATCCGGCTGGCGTTCCGGAGGAACTTGCCGCCGAAGGACCGCCCTTAATATCCGCTGCATCTACCCAACCATAGACAGTAGAGCCACCACCGCTTACCGCAATCAAGTGGTAAGGGTGTTTGCTCTCACCCAGTTTGTAGATCTGTGTAATCTTCGCTTTACCGGGTCTGCACGATGGACCGCTTGCAGCATTTGCGTTGGTGTAATGCTTTGTGCCGGTGAACTCAACGATGTCGCCAACGCCGAAATTCGTTGTGGATGTGGTTACCGTACCTCCGGCAGCGGCATCGATAACTTGGTTAAGCCACGAGGTCAACCACACAGATTCCCGGTCCTGCACTTTGATCTGCAAATCGTCAGCTTCGTTTTCCTCGCTGTCCGTATAGGTCAGCGAAAGAAGATACGGAGTGATCGACTTGGTAATATCAACGCCGTCAAAGGAAACCTGCGCAGTTGCTCTCCGGGCAAGTTCAGGGTTACTCATCCAGTCACCTGCTTCCAAGGAGGCATTGTAGAAACAAGATCGGAAGAGATCTCCGGGAGTTGCAGTACAACACCAGCGGGGAATGTGTAATACTCCCGGTATTGCTGATTAAGGTTCATCAGCTTATCGGTGTAGGACACACTTCCCAACTGTGTGTACGCAATGGCATCCCACATATCGCCCTGTTTGGTTGTATAGGTTGCCATCAGTAAGACCTCCTTGCTGCATCTACGCCCGCTTCTTCCATAATGCTGATAACTCGCTCGGCAAACTCGGCGCCGTACAGATCCAACGCCTCGACCACCTCCGGCGTTGCGTCGCCGGTGATTTGGAAGGTAACCTGTACTGATGTCGAAGTGCTCCGATCTGCGCTGTGTGCTTCTGCAACATCTGCACCCCGGTACGCATTCATAGCGGCGATCAGTTGAGGTGCAAAGGTCAGCAACTGCAGATCAGTTGCAGTTGCGTCTGCGCCGGCATTCGCAGCTTCGGACATAGCAGCTGTTAACTCAGGCTCCATAGCCTTGGTTTGGTTGATATAACCATCCCAGGTCATTTCAGCACGGTACTCCATTTCCTTGGAGGGGCTGTTGATATCCAAGGTGCTGTCAATGGCATTCATTGCGGCCTGCGCAATCCGGGCATAGGCGGCGGTAACCTGCGGTAGCATATCGGTTGCGCCGTTGATAAAGCCTTGGATAGTAGCTTTACCGCTTGCAGCCGCTTCGTCGTCGAGGTTCATAGCTTCGATGTCTGCCGCCAATTCCTGCTGCAGTTTGTCCATCTCGGCCGTGAAGTTGGTATTCAGCTCGGCAATGCTCTTTGCCACATTGTCCTGCTCACCCTGCAAGGTCTGCCAATCTTCAACCATTGCAGCCAGTTCTTCGTCGCTGGCCGTAGCCATACCGGCGATAGCATTCACACTCTCGGTAGATCCGTCAGCAAAGGAAGCGATCATATCGCTCAGACCTTCGATGTCTTTGCTTCTCTCGGTAAGGGATTGCAAATTGCTGTTGTAATTCTGCCAATATGTGATCTGACTGTCGATGGCGTCATTTATGGTGCCTGCGCTCGTTGCAACGACCTCTGCGGCCTCTTCCCAAAGCGCATATTGTCCAGATACACTGGAATATGCGGCCTCGTAAGCGAGCGTGTAGGCCTCTGCGAGTTCCTGCATTCTCGTGGTGGTTTCCGAGATCCGATCGTTCAACTCCTGCGTTGTGGCAGTTTCTTCCTCCATGGTTTCGATATAGCCGACCAGCTCTTCTTTGTAATACTCATAGTCCGCCGTTGCCTGCGTAACGGTAGCCTTATGAGCATCAACGGCGGCTGTTGCGTCGTCATACGCATCTGCGGCTGCACCGCAAGCGTCCATGAGGTCGATATACTCCTGCTCCAGCGAAAGATAAGTAGGATCGTAATCACCCGCTTCGAGGTAAGCTAAACGAGCCGCCTCGGCTTGGTTGTACCTCTCTAACGCCGCAGTCTGCTCTTCTGTCGCTTCTTTCAGCTTGCGTTCGGCTACAACCTTTTCGTTGTAGGCATCGACCATGTAGCCGGATGCAGCTTCGTACTTCTGCTGGGCAGCTTGCGCTTTAACAGCAGCCTCGATTGCTGCGCCGTAATCAATAACGCCACCGATCACATCATCATAGCTAAGGGCCAGTTCCGGAACAATGCCGTTAAGCTCGGTAATGATCGCCTTCATTTCTTCCTGTGTTTCCACAGTTTGATCTGTCTGCGATGCAAGTTCCTGGAGCCGGGTTACGAGAGCCAGTGTGCGATATTCGTTATCTTCTACTTCCTCATAAGCTTCTCGGTTGGACG